AATCAGTGTATGTTATCTGATCCAGGAAATTTAATAATATTCTCAAACTTTATTTCACTATCTGAATCTTCCCAATCAGTTTCTAGTTCCATTTTTAGATCTCTCATCTTAGAGAAGTATTCTTCCATGGCTTTTCTAGTTTCATCTATAGAAAGAAGTTTATTGTCTTGTGCGTCTGAATTAAGATCTTCTACAGCTTTGCCGTATTCCTCAATAAGAGCACGTGTAGGAGTACATTCACCTACAATATGACCAGGGTTTAGGATTTGTACATGTTGTCCGTCACCTTGGTATAACATAAAAGGTCTAAAGGCGTAATACCTTTGTCCTGATGTTGGATTTTCTACGTTAATTAATTTAAGAGTATTTCTAACAAGAATACTTTCTTCATCACTTTCTCCAAAATCTAGTACTTCACAAACTATTTCTTCTGAATTAGAAAGCTTAAATTGCCGTAGACTAATTTCTGTTACTGATTGGTTGTTCATGATTTATTTATATTCCTATTTCAACTACTTTGTAGTCGAATCTTTCTTTGCTGTAGATTTTGACTCGCTCTTCGCCATGCGAGAGGGTGTAATTCTTTTTTGATTTCCACTGGAAGTTGTCTGTAATGTCGAAAAGTGATGTATCTCGTCCGTCATCAGACTTCCGTAACCCACGTCCAATACTTTGGAGAACTTTAATTTGAGACTTAGATGGTGAAGCAAAAATAATATTATGGAGATTTCTGATATTAATGCCAGTACTAAAAGTACCAAGACTTGCCACGATAATTGCATCTTTTTGTTTCTCCGTTATTCTACGAATTGCTTCTCTATCCGAAGTATCAGTTTCTCCTGACACAAAAAATACTTTACGACCTTCATCTGCTTTACTATTTATTAACTCATATAAAGGCTTTCCATGCTTTTCTACATATTGAAATAACACAAGGGTATTACCGCTTTGATCACATGCAAGATTACGAATAAACTTATTTCTTTTTTCATATCCTACTATAAAATCTATTTCGTCTTGATATTTTCTACTAGATACGTCTTTTCTAATTTCGTCAGGATATGTAAGCTTAATACATGTAATGTTAAGTTTAGCAAGAGTGTCGTTATCTTGAAGATCTCTAGTAGTAGTTACATTAAAGACTCTTCCAAACAATCCTTCCAAAACAAGCTTATGAGTTTGAGTACCGTCAAGAGTTCCTGTTGTACCAATTCTATATATGGTTTTTTCAGCTTTGTTCATGATACCAGTTAAAGATTTAGATTTGAATCCATGTACTTCATCTCCAAAAATTCCTACAAATTGATTATACCAGGTTTTTGGTAATTTGTAAACAGACTGCCACGTGCTTATAACAACTCTTTCCGATAAATTTGTTTTTGGTTTACCAGAATATATTTTATGAATTTCACTACTAGCATCAAATGAGTGATCACCTTCAGCGTACTCTACAAAATCACCTGCCATTTGTTCTACCAAAGAAGTAGTAGGTACAATAATTAATACTTTGCTGTCAGTATTTTCAAGTAAGTATCTCATTAATGTATAAATGATAAGAGACTTTCCTGATCCAGTAGGAGATAGCGCAATAACTCGTCTTACAGTAAGAGCTTTTTTTACAGCAGCGAATTGGTAATCTCTTATATCAAAAGGAAGAAATAGAGAATCTATAAATTTATTAAGTTCATCTTCAGTAACTTTTTCTATATGTGTCAACTCAGGATCACAAGTTAATTTATAACCGCGTGATGAGCAAAAATTCATAACGTAAGTTAATAGACCAATTGGTAACTCACGTGTTTGCATATTCATAAGACGAATTTTTCCATCCCATACTTTATTTCTATAAGCAGGCATGAACTTATAACCTGGAACATAAAAGCTAAAAAACTCTACGAGTTCTCGTGCTATTCCAGAATCTGACTCAATTAGCATCGAGCTTTCATTTTGTTTTATTAAATTAACATCAGACACCGGCTTCAAATTGTCTCCACTTGATCATATTGCCTATTGTTTGGTGTCTCCATTTAATGTTCTCTACAATTTCATGTAAGGTTTCAATAACAGTTTTCCAATACTCTTCTAACTGTTCACTTTCCTGTATCTCAGGATCTGAATCATAATAGTAATCCATTTCACCTTTAAGAATTTTCAAACCATTAAAAGGATCTGGCTTCCAACCTTTTTCTTTCAAAGTTTCTTCATCCATCTTTCCATTATAATATAGCCATTTTTCTTTTAATAAGATTTTCTGCTTAGACCTAACTCTTTTAAGTCTAAGTTTTGACTGCGATAACATGTCTAAATATTTAGCATGAAGCTTAGGTGTTTCTTCAGAGGCTTTGTCTAGGTAAGCGCCGATTTGACAATCTGTACGCCATTCATCTAAAATCTTTTCAAGTTCTATCATTATATACTCACACTATTAAATTAAATCAAAATAACTAAATCTGAAGTTTGCTGGAAATACTATATATTGTACATCTCCGGCTGCAGCTTCAAACGCAACGTCTCCTAATGAAGTTGGTATTGCATCTCTATATACTATTTGTTTTGTTACATTATTATGACTACTCATAATTGAAACTGTTATATCTGCACTGGAAGGTCCAGCGCCATCAACGACCTGTGTTGGGCTAGCATCTTCTTTTTCTACAAACGATTTGAGCCAACCAAACAATTCTGTATATGCTGTCATGTCTTCATCTAAAATAACCATCATACTTACTTCGCCAAATTCTAAAGAATCTGCTGTCATAGGTATACCTGCGCTTAGACGAGGTACCATTAATGATGGACCAACAGCATTCATTGCTGGATGCATTACACTTTGAGCAAAAAACTGTAAGTTAGGAAAATACTTCCTATTAATTGAAACTCTAAACCCGTTTGGTTGTAGATAATTCGTGTTGCTTGTTAGCGTCGAAGTATCAACACCTGTGGTAATTGTTCTAGTAGTTGCCATAATTCACACCTCTGTTTACTTTATTTATACACAAAAAAAGGGGCCCTCCGAAGAGGACCCCAGTGCGTTTTTGACGTTTCTTATCTATGCAAGAATGTTGTCAACTCTAAAGATACGGAAGTACTGGTTAGACTTCACTGTACCCAGACCGTTGTTAGCGATAGCACCCGGAGTAAATGGGTTACCTGCCATGCCGTAACGTGTCTTAAAGCCAATCTTTGGCTGGAATGTATCTTCACCAACCGCTCTCACCATTGTTAGCGGAACGTATGGACAGTAGAAGATACCTGCGTCATATGGGTTAGTACCCTTATAACCAACAGTAACGTAGTCAGCAGTTGCATATGGGTCAATGTAGACCTTTGTGCGACCGTTAAGAACACCGGCAAATGTATTACCTGTGTCATCTACCTGCAAGTTAACTGACAATGCAGGAGTGTAATCCAGCATGCCTGAAGCAGCTAGAGCAGAAGCTACGTCTGAAGATGTGATAAGGAAGTTACCACGGCCTCTACGTGTTTCTTTAGCAATCGTGTTTGCTTCTCTTTCGATCTGTACAATCAGACCTTTGAACTTCTCAACTGACCAACGGCCGTCTGCATCTGTTGACAAGTCAAAGATACCATTAACCGCAGTGTTGCCAGTAGCAGCACCAGTTTTTGCCTGAGAGTTAATGGTTCTGATAACCTCACGGTTAATTTCAGCCATGATCTCAGCAGACAAGATGTTTGCTAGTTCTGTTTCAGCATCCAAGCCATGAATAGCTTTAAGATCCTGAGCAAGTTCCAGTGAGTATTCAGCTTTCAAAGCACGTGACTTAGCTGTCACAGTTTGCTTTTCAATGGTGAAACCCATCTGAGCGAAAGAGTTGCTGGCAGAATCGCCAAGTGCTTCAGCAGAGTCTGTTGCCATACCCTGTGTAGCAAGTGCAGTTGCACGATCGTCATCAGCAGATGAGTCAGAATCAGTTGCAGAACCGAGACCGGATCCGTCTGATGGCTGAGCCGCACCGGTTTGTGTACCGGAGAAGCGAGTATCTGCTTCGTTAAACAATGCTTCTGTTGAGCCAGTTGTACCGGCACCATAGCGTGACTTCATTGCGAAGATCAAGCCAGTTGGACCTGACATTGGCTGAACACCAGCAACATCATAGGCCATAAGGTTAGGCATCGCACGTCTTACAAGTGAGATCAACACTGGATCCCATGTGCCGATAGAAGCAGTGTTTG